AAAATTGATATTTAAAAACTAAAATCGAATGGGAAAATAAAACCCCCTGCCTTATGTTGGGTAGGGGAGGGAGGGGGTTAACGTGTGGGAGGGGAGGATTAAATGAAACAATAATACAACAAGTGACATAACTTTGTATTAGAATGCACAAACGGTCTTTCAAAATTGTCATTTAAAATACATGATGGTCTCATTATTTGTCTCCTTTTTCCTCAAATGGTTCGTACTTAAACGGATAATTGTTCTTGATAAACTCTTCTTGTGCTTTAATATAAGCATCTGCAAACTCTTCTAGTTTTCTGAATTCGTCAATTGTTAACTTTCTATACTTCTCTTCTCCGTTCACTGTATCGAGGATTCTTTCGCACCAAGTGTCAAGGTCTAAGCCTCCAATTCTCAAGTCACGCATCTTTTCTGATACACGCTTAGAAATAACTGTGTACTCATCGTGATTCAAAAACCATTCTTTTTCTTCGTTATAGAGTCTCTGTAACTTCTCAAAGTGACAATGGCTTGCATAACGAACAAAATCATCGTCTTTACTGTTGAGTTTGACAAATTCACAAATGGTCATGAGTTTATCACGCTTATTATGGTTATAACTATATGGTAAATAACCACCTCTGTGTCCAACCTTGTTACACCATTTCTGTAAACTCGCAGTATTTATAACTTTTCCGCCATACTTCTGTTCATCCATTTTAATTTCTCCGCTTTTTACAGCGTCAAGAAACTTGTCTCTTAATTCCATCCAACCCTTAATGTATGGAAACATTTCAAGGTGTTCTTCGAATGTGTAACTATTTGCTACATCTTGAAAGAAATCATACATGTTGTTGTCATAAGACCTTTTTATGATTCTTGTAATCTCTTGTTCTTCTGGTTTCCAATTGCTAAAATCGTATTTCATATATGTATCCTCCTTTGATAATACTATTCTAACATATTAGGTTCTGCTTGTCAAGCGTTATTTAAAATAACCCAACTGAACTAAATAATCATACTCATCGCCATCGTCAAGTTCTCCGTTTTCACCGAAATTACCTAAAATCTCTTTCTCAATTTCTCTTTCCTCTTCGAAAGCTTCGTCAATCTCTCTTTGTGTTATTTTAGACATTTTATATGTCCCTCCTTATCTTTGATAATTGAATTATAACACAAAAAGAGTGGCTTGTCAACCACTCTTTTAAACTTTTTAGATATGTCTTAATCCTACGCATTTACAGAATTTATCAGCGTTAAAGTTTGGAAGTGACATAACAACATTCTTTGATGTATTACACAATCCATCCCACCACTTTTGTTTATCATCTGTGGTTGCTTTAACAGTCTTAATGTAACCACCAATAGTCTTATATTCAGAATGAACTTCTTTTTCTTCTTCTGTCATGTTTTCTTTCCATACAAAAACAGATGATGAAAATGGACAACCTAACATAATATATCTTGCATCACTATTGCGCCAATCCTCGATTGTCATATCTGTTTTTACGTCAAACATAGTAATTTTCTTTGTGTCGGTGTTGAAAACACCGACATTATTAAAACCTAAATTCCAATCACCACTGTTGCAATCACCACTGTTGTAATCACCACTGTTGCGGTTACCACTGTTGCAATCACCACTGTTGCGGTTACCACTGTTGCAATCACCACTGTTGCGGTTACCACTGTTGCAATCACCACTGTTCCAATCACCACTGTTGCAATCACCACTGTTCCAATCACCACTGTTGCAATCACCACTGTTGCGGTTACCACTGTTGCGGTTACCACTGTTGCGGTTACCACTGTTGCAATCACCACTGTTCCAATCACCACTGTTGCAATCACCACTGTTGCAATCACCACTGTTGCGGTTACCACTGTTGCAATCACCACTGTTCCAATCACCACTGTTGCAATCACCACTGTTGCGGTTACCACTGTTGCGGTTACCACTGTTGCAATTACCACTGTTGCGGTTACCACTGTTGCGGTTACCACTGTTGCGGTTACCACTGTTGCTCAATCCGCTATTTCCTATTCCACTGTTGCAAATTCGCAACACTTCTTCCCATGATAACTCACGTACAATGGCAATCTTATTCGTGCAATATTTTAAATTATCATCTGTATCTAAATCGCCAATAGCATCAACCTCTGCTACCTTGTTCTGAGGGTCAAATGCATAATAATTAAAACATTCAGCCATTGTACTGCAGAAATGAAAACCACGTTTACACGCACATGGTTTTTCATTCATCTCGTAAGTCTCTCCTATTTTATACTGAAAACCACGACAAGTCCAATCTGAATTAAATACTTTGTAACCTTTCATTAAATTTACCTCCGTTTTTGTTTTTATTGTAATTGCATTATAACATTAAAATTCTACTTTGTCAACAACCTAAATTAAAAACTTAATGTGTAACCTTTGTTTAACAAATATTCAACATTACTTTCGAAAACGTCTTTTGACACTCTCTGCATCGGTGGCACCTTATCATATCTATTATAAATAGGTGTCATAAAGTATCTTCTTGTGTAGTCATATTCTAATTGTACGACTTTACAATCATTACAATATCCTTTTGTTAGCCATACTTTGCCTTTGTGTCTTCCAAAATCTCTTAACAAACTAAATACATCTTCGTAATGCATATTGATTACCTCCTTAACTGCCTTTATTATATAACAGAAATGTTTGTATGTCAAGAAGTTTTTTAAAAAAAATATACTTGACATTGTTTATTCTATATAGTATAATTGCATTATCAAAACAAATGGAGGACAAATATATGACAAAACAGGAAAAGGAATTTTATAAGAAGCAAGCGCCTATTGGTGTAAAGTGCACGTCTAATTGGGGCGGTATTTCTATTTTAAAAGTAAATTATGGTATTAACAATACTGTAGTATTCAAGGGTGAGGCTGACGACATTCATGAGGTTAGAATCTACTATAATATTACTGACAGTGAACCATACTTTATGTATCGTGGGCGCCGTGAGTATTTGCATGATTTTATGAGGTGTTAGTATGGAAGAATACAAAAATAAGGCTTATTTGTTAACAGAACAAGAAGCAAATGATTTTCAAGACCTATTAAAGAAAATGAAAATTGATTCAAAAAAATCAAAAATAGCTGTTGACAAATGGGTATACCATGTGGTAGAATACAACTATAAGAAAGAGGAATAATCAAGGAGGGTTTTATGAGTGAGTTTACAAAAGAAGAGTTAAAAGAAATTTTAAAACTTCATAGAAAATGGTTAATGGATGAAGAAGGTGGCGAACGTGCAGACCTTAGTTATGCGTATCTAAGTGGTGCAGACCTTAGTTGTGCAAACCTTAGTGATGCAATTCTTAGAGGCGCAAACCTTAAATTCGCAAATCTAGGTAGTGCAAATCTTAGTGATGCAGATATGAGAGATGTAGACCTTACGAGCGCATATCTTAGAGAGGCGAAACTTAGTGGAGCAAATATCAAATTTTCAAATCTCACTGACGCAGACTTTGGTAATGCAGACCTTAGCTATACAGAGTGTTGGGGTACAGATTTTAGTGATGTAAATCTTAGAGGCGCAAAGCTTAATGGCTCAAGCCTTTACGGCGCAGTAAATATTAATAGTGTTATATATGATGTATATACATCTATGTTTACACTTAGTTGTCCAGAAGACGGTGCGTTTGTTGGTTACAAAAAAGCAAGACTTAATGGTATTGATAGATTTAAAAATGTAATTGTTAAGTTGCAAATTACAGAAGATGCAAAGCGTTCTAGTGCAACAACTCGCAAGTGTAGATGTAATAAGGCTGTTGTTCTTGGTATTTACGACTTTGAGCATAATGAATTGCCAAGCGATACGATAGCATACTCTAGATGGGATTTAGGTTTTACATATAAAGTTGGAGAAACAGTTGAACCAACAGAACCATTTGAAGAGGATAGATGGTTAGAATGCGCTAGTGGCATTCACTTCTTCATGACCTTTGACGAAGCTGTAAAATATTAATCCTCCCCCTCCCTCCCCTACCCAACATAAGGCAGGGGGTTTTATTTTCCCATTCGATTTTAGTTTTTAAATATCAATTTT